TTGGCGTCGATAAAAAAATGAAAGCGTATCAGATTGAAGATCGAGAGGGGTACGCTGAATATAGCTGTGTTATCTTTGCTGAATGCCGCGGTAAAGCCATATCACTTGCCCTGGGAACGGATGAATTTCCGCAGTCGGATTGGGATTTTACGCAGCTAAAAGCTCGGCGCATTCCATCACTGGATAAATATTACCGTAAAGGCCATTGGTACATGGACTGGTATAACAATGAAGATAAGATCGCCCTGGTTAAAGAAGCCGGCTATCAGTGCGACGATGATTCCTTCGATCCGGTCGGATGCTCTAAATGCTGCGCAAAAGATTTTTGCAGTAAGTATGAAGTCTATATGGATTAACGAGGTGTAATGTATGAGAGCTGTCTTTAAATATCCCGGCAGCAAATGGTCTATTGCCTCCTGGATTATTGACCATTTTCCTGTGCATCACAGCTATCTGGAACCGTTCTTTGGCAGCGGGGCTGTTCTGTTTCATAAACCAAAATCAAAGATCGAGACCGTCAATGATCTGGATAAGGATGTTGTTAATTTCTTTGAGTGTGTCCGGTCTGATCCGGATGGTATGACGCATGAAATCAATCACACACCTTATTCAAGATATATTTACGAACAGGCAGTAGAACGAATTAAAAGCAAAGAGGAGTGGTTAATTCCGGATCCTTCCAGGGCTGTTATGTTTGCTGCTAAAATGACCATGGGATTTAGCTTCCGGACAAATGAAGTCAAGGTCGGTTTTAAACGGGACATCCAGGGCCGAGAAGCTGCTTACGCTGCTAATGATTGGTGTAAATTACCTGAAAGATTTGAAGATATAATTGATCGCCTCCGCGGTGTGCAGATCGAAAATCGTCCGGCTGTGCAGCTGATCCGTGAATTTAATTATCCGAACGTTTTGATTTATGCAGACCCACCGTATGTTTTATCCAGCCGTTCATGTAAGCGTGGCCAGTATAAATTTGAAATGACCGACGAGGATCATGAAGAGCTGCTGGATACACTGCTAAAGCATAAGGGTCCGGTTGTCATCAGTGGTTATCAAAGCAGTTTATATGAATCACGCCTAAAGGAATGGCGCCAGGATTGTGTGGAATACCGAACTCAGCGGGCCGGCAGGAGTCAGGAAGTGATCTGGATGAATTATGACCCGCCATATATTCAGGGAGATGTATTTGACGTTATGGAAGGAGTAATTTGATTTGGAAAATGAATCAAAGCCGTTGCTGGGTGCAAGGCCGGCATGCGTCGCAATTCCTGATCGGATTAACGAACTGGCTGAAGCGATTATCCGGTGCCGGAATGACACGAGTGGAGAGCTGCTAAACATGTGGGCTTATGAGATCATTTTACTCAGCAAGGTGCAGTCTAAAATGGCAGCATTTGGTAATAACAACGATCAGCCGTGCGTAACGGAATGATGTGTAACGTACAGTGCGTTACACGTAACGCGCGTAACGGTATGATAAATTTTTACAGTGCGTTACGTCGAAGGTGCGCGTAACGGTATGTAAAAAAATACAGTGCGTTACGCGTAACGGAATGTACTCCCCCTACGGGGGAGGTAGAACAGTGCGTTACGTCCCGTTCGTGACGGATGGGGATGGGAGGGGCTTAAGGCTCCCCTCCCTCATCCCTGTCCCGTCCGATACGCATAGGGACCCCCGCGCGTAAGAAAAGAGAGGAGAAAAGCCATATGGAAAATGAAATCAAAATAGAATTTTTTCTGCCGATTCAGATCCCAACTGCTACGGCCCAGGAGAGGAGAGTAGTCCCGGGTAAGGTTAGTAAGGACGGCAAGCATACTCGCCCATTGTTTATTGATACGCCGGAGCTTGCTAATGCCAGGGGAAAGTATTTAGCGCATCTTGCCCAGCATAAGCCAGAGAAAAAACTGACCGGCCCATTATCCATGCGTATTGTCTGGTGCTTCAAGGCTACGCATAATCACCGGCACGGTGCATGGAAGGCATCAAAGCCTGATACAGACAACCTGATTAAACTGTTTAAGGATTGCATGACCAAGGTAGGTTTCTGGGAAGATGATGCTCAGGTGGCATGGGAGCTTCAAGAAAAACGCTATAGCGATATCGAAGGGATCTTCGTTCAGATTCAGCCATTGCTTTTACCGCTGGAGGAGATTGCTAATGCCGGCAAAGAGTGAAGAGAGATCATTAAAGGATTTATTCCCGGGGCGTATCATTAAGCCGTTCATGTTTTATGCGGATGTATGGAAACGAAGCGCATTTGATCAACCAAGGATGCAAGCATATAAGCAGCTCGAATCAGAGAATCAGATCCAGATCATGAAGGTCACATTTAGCAAGGCAACGCAGATGGTGGTTATAGAGTATAAAGCAAACATGCCGCACGAGTGGGTGATCGATGAGCTGAAAAAAAGAGTAGTCCGGAAAGCTCCGGAACAGCTGTCGCTTGTGTAAAGGGATATGTGTACTTTTAGGGAAAGATTAGCTTCGGGGAGGCGATGATATTACTGTGTGCCTTCAAGAGCATATATGTCTTATTTACCCTATTTCTTAACAATACCGTAACAAAGGAGCAGAAGCCATGGAAGAGCAAGGCAAGGATATAACCGAGAAGCGGAAGACCGTCCACCTGTGGCAGCCTGGCGAATCAGGCAACCCAACCGGACGTCCCAAGAAATCTGAAGAGGAGAAGATGCTCGCTAAGCAGCTGATGAATGATATACAAGGCCTGAGCGAGATGACCATCAAGGCAATGGAGAAGATACTAAACCCAGACAACAAGGTTCAGGCGGCAGCTCGCGTAAGGATGATCGAGATTGTACTGGCATATCTGATCGGTAAACCAAGCGCAGAGGTAAAGGTCAATATTGCGGCTGATGATCTGGCAAAGGATTCCGAAATCCGGATAGCGGCTTTAATCCAGGCAGTCAGAGGCAATAAGGATTTGAGCGTTGGCTATGATGCCATCGCTGATCCAGATGATCCGATAGAGGGTGAAGGTAATGTCGAGCCTTGAGGCGTGGAAGAATGCGAAGTATCTGTTAGAGCATCCGCACATCATCGGTCAGATGGTGGGATTCAAAGACATGACAGAATTGCACAGTGAGTGGATCAGGGAAATGGTAATGGGAGAAGGGGACTATTCTCTTCAAGCTCATCGTGGCGCTTTCAAGTCAAGCGCATTAGCTGTCGGTTTAAGTTTGATCATGGTGTTATTCCCTCAGAGAAATACCATATTCCTTCGCAAGACAGACAAAGATGTCGCTGAAATGATGAGCATGGTATCAAAGATACTTCGCTCAAGAATAATGTTTGATCTTGCAATCATCATTCATGATATCAAGGATGATCCGCTAAAGATCGTATCCGAGAATCAGGAAAGCATATCTACTAATCTCTGGCAATCACCAATGGGCGCGCCTCAGCTTCGAGGCTTAGGTATTAAATCATCAATCACAGGTTCCCATGCGTATTATGTAATCACTGACGATATATGCAACCTGGAAGATCGCATCTCAAGAGCGGAGCGCGATCGAACTAAGCTTCAGTATGACGAGCTGCAGAATATACGAAACAGAGGCGGGCGAATCATCAACCTGGGCACGCCATGGCACAAGGAAGATGTATTCACTAAGATGCCCAATATCCATCGATATGATTGCTATCATACTGGATTAATAACGCCAGCTAAATTGCAAGAGCTGCGCGAATCTATGTCGCCATCATTGTTTGCAGCCAACTATGAGCTGAAGCACATTGCTGATGCAGATTCGCTATTCAAGACATCGCCTCAGTTCACCAATGATAAGGATCTGTTGCGAGATGGAATCAGCCATGTCGATGCAGCGTATTCCGGTAAAGATCGCACAGCGTTTACATGCGGTAAGTATCGTGATGGTAAGTTGTATCTCTATGGTCGGATCTGGCGTAAGCATATCGAGGATGTCATGGATACGATTATCCAGGAAGCTGATCGCCTTATGTGCTGGCCATTGTTTAACGAGAATAATGGCGATAAAGGATTCGTCAATAAGGAGTTCCGTAAAAGAAACAGATGGTCCAAGGAATATCGCGAGTCGCAGAATAAGTACGTCAAGATCAGCACATACTTACGCAAGTGGTGGCCAAAGATAGTATTCCTCGAGGGTACCGATCCTGATTATATCAGCGAGATCATGGATTACACAGAAGATGCAGAGCATGATGATGCACCAGACAGCGCAGCATGTATCTGCAGACTCCTCGACAAGTATCACCGTGCGTAACTACAGCTGCTTACGTCACCAGCACGACCACCGGCCTCCAGGCAAGCTACCGCTAGCCTGGAGGCCTACTCCGTCCCCCGGCTTCCGCTGAGCGCTTCAGCCGGATATAGTCTTGACGGTAAAAGCAGCTTAGCTATCCGCGGCGAAATAGGGTTATCGTCATGAAGCAGTGCGGGCATGCGCCGCGGAAAGTTTCTTACCCAGCAGCTTGGCTGATCCGGACCACTGGCGATTGCCAGCGGTCAGCATTAGCGACAGCAGCCAATCGCCAGCGGTCCGGTCGCGGCTAGTCCTGCCCACCCACCCCAGCAGTACCGCTACTGTCGCCGCCGGTCCTCGCTCGCTCGCCCGCTCGCTGTGGCCGGTCACGCAGCGGGTCAGTAGCGCTTGTCATTATAAGCGCTACGCGCTAGTTTGTTTTTCCCCACCCACCCCCAAGCTCCGGCCCGGCGAAGCCCTCCCTGGACCCTTGCCTTACCGGCAAGCGGTAACACAAGGGTCCAGGGAGGGCGCCGCCCGGCCTCTCTGAATCTGCAGCTTGTCTTGCCCTGCCCATCCGTCACCGCCCGGCCGGTCCTCCGCGCCGCCCTCGGCATGGCCGGGGGCTTGCTGCGGACGCCCGGCCTACTCCGTCTTCTCTTCCATTATTGCAGCAAAGCGTATATACTATAGCTACAGACAGCATCAAACAAGGAGGTATCGCAGTGTCGAGCAAAAGCAAACGCTATCGCACATCGTACAAGCGTCTCAATAATGCGACGCAGCATCAGCCGCAAAAAGCTCCCACAGCAACAAAGCAAGCACCAGGCGGCAGCAACTTGACCGCACTATTCTCCCTGCTCTCTAACAATACGCAATTCGCCATAGATGGCTACTCCAATCCGGCAGCGTTCCTTGGCGAAGACTCTCCGGTCTTTGCCAACGGTACTTTTAGGCGCTCTTTCTTGACGCAGAACTGGCAGCTGCTGACGACTATGTATCGTGAGTCATGGCTTGCTATGCGGATCATCGATATGCCATGCGAAGACATGACGCGCTCATGGTACAGGCTGTCAGCTGATATTGACGAAGATGATATCAATGATCTGAAGCGGCTTGAAGCGAAGCATTCAGTAAAGCAGGAGATCGCCAATGCGATTCGATGGGGCCGTCTTTATGGCGGCGCTATCGCTGTCATCGTCACCAGAGGTGATGAGGATAATATGGACATACCGCTTGATCTGGATTCAATTGCCCCAGGTGATTTTCGCGGACTGCTGATACTTGATCGCACGCAAGGTGTAGAGCCATCCATTGAGCTCGAAGGAAATATTGATGATCCAGACTTCGGCTTGCCGATGTATTACAACGTGGATCTATCTACCGAAGGGCTTGAAAGCATGCGTATTCATCATTCCCGGGTGATGCGATTCATCGGGCGCGAGCTTCCCAGGACTGAGATGATCAGCGAATCATATTGGGGAGCAGCGGAGCTTGAGCATATCTATGATGAGCTGCAGAAGCGCAACGCGACCAGCGCCAACATTGCGCAGCTGGTCTTCCAGGCGAACATCACAACGCTGAAGATGGGCGATTTCGGCGAAGCGCTTGCACTAGGCACGGATGAGCAGCGGCAGAGCGTGCTTTCAGCGATCGCTGAAGAAAATCGCTTCCGCACGTCCTATGGATTGCAGCTGCTTTCAGCTGACGATTCGATGGAGAACCATCCGTACTCATTTACCGGCCTATCTGATATCTACGAACAGTTCATGATGGATATCAGCGGCGCAGCGGAGATTCCGGCGACAAAGTTATTTGGACGATCTCCCCAGGGATTCAATTCGACCGGCGAATCTGATCTGCGCAACTATTACGAGACGATCAATCAGTATCAAGAGCGGGTCCTGCGTCCGGCGCTTGAGAAACTGATCCCCGTGATGGCATTGTCCTGCTGGGGGTATATTCCCGATGATCTGGAGTTCGTATTCGAGCCGATCGCTGCAATCACCCCTCAGGAGCGTGCCGATCTGATTAACAAGGTTTCCGATCCAATCATCAAAGCATTCCAGGCACATCTGATCACCAGGAGCGAGGCTATTCGCGAGCTGAAAGCGGCAGGCGCTGAGTATGGCGTATGGGCTATGCTGGATGATCCGGATGATTCCGATCCGATTGCCAGCCTGCCGATCTCTTCCGATCCGGATGATCATTCTGATGATCCTTATGCTGATGAATATTCGCCGGCCGATAATTGAAGAGGCAGCTCGATTCCTGATCGATTATGCAGATTGAGCCGGGAAGGGCGGCGTCGAGGGAAAACTATATTCGACGCCGCCCTTTTATCACAGCTGCGGATGCTTTCCGGATAAACCGGAAAGCTTTGATCTTATGAAGCCAAGCGGATGCGGCCCGCTGAAGCGGCCCGCTTTTATTGTAGCTAAGGATGCTTTGGCGGCACAGCCGCCAAAGCTTTGATTTACATGGGGCACCGGCCCCCGTGTTTGGCTCGCAGTACCAGGGTATCGCGGCAATCTGGTTTTAGCCAAAAACGGGGCTCCGGTGCCGCGGTAGCTTTGCTACGCAAAGCCTTTATTACAGCTGTGGAAGCTTTGCTCCGCAAAGCTCTTATTTATATTGTCCGCTGCCACCGGCAGACGGTTCGGCCTTGTAATCCCGCAGGGTGCGGGCTTGCAAGCCCGTACCGTCTGCCTGCTCCGTCTGGTAATTAAGGCATGTCAATGCCGCAGCGCTTTTGCCTTTTCGGGGATAGTTACCTGACCCCGCTACGCGGCCCCGAAAAGGCTAGTTACTGTGATGGGCGGCTGCGATGCAACCTCCGCCGTCTCCGCTGGGCGCTCCGCCGGAGTGTCTGTTGTGTGGTCGTGCAGCAAAGCGCGCGCCGATCTTTCCTGGCGATTCCTTTTGCAGCTGGCTGCGGCGCGCGCGCGGCTGTCGCCGCCTGCCCGGGCGGGGCCGGGCTCTGGTTTCCAGTCCGCTGCGCGGCCGCCGTAAGGCTGGTCTTTGGGGTAACGGCGGCCGCTTGCTGGGCCGTCGGGGCCGCAGGCAATCTGGTCTCATGGTCGGCTTGGCCCCGCCGGAGCATGTGGTAACGCCCCGCCGAGCTCGGCGGGGCGTTTTTATTTAAATAAGCCTGTTGGCTGTATTGCTTCTTGTTTGGAAGTGCGCTGCTATTAGGTCGCGTTTCTAATGGCAGTGAATGGGTGTGGTTTTGGGGCTCGCCCGCCTCCGGTTTTGGCTGTCCGGTGGCGCTGCTCCGGCTCCGGCTCCGGCTGCCCGTGCTGCGGCGGCTCCGGTGGCGTTATGCCCCGCCCTTTTTGGGCGTGCCCTGCGGCCGCCGTTCGGCTGCTGCCGCCTGTGCGGCTGCCTGCGCTCGCCTGGCTGCGTGCGCTGCCTGCCTGGCCGCCTGTGCGGCTGCCTGTGCTGCCTGCGCTGCTGCCTGTGTTCCGGCTGCGGCGGCTCCGGCTGCGGCGCTTGCTGCCTGCCGTGCGGCTCGTTCCGCCTCCTCCCGTGCTGCCTGCGCTGCCGCCTGTGCTGCCTGCGCCCCTGCGGCGTCTGTCGCCCGTGCGCCTGCTGCGGCTGCCTGCCGTGCCTCCTCCGCCCGTGCTGCGGCTGCCTGCGCTGCGGCGGCTGCCGTTTGTGTGTGTCGTTCGTTCGCGCGTGTCGTGTTGCCCGTCCCCTTTCGCCGGTCCTGTGCGCCCTTGCGCCCGTCCCGTTTTTCCTTTCCCTTTTTTTTTCGCCGTCCGGGTCCCGTTTTCCTGCTTTTGGGCTTCTTGTTTGTTGCTTTCTTTTGTGCGTTTTGTGCGCTCTTTTTGCCGCCCGTCCGGCTCCGGCTGCGGCTGTGGCTGAGCCTGGAAAAAGCTCAGGCGGCAGAGCCTGCGCCCTGCCGCCTGTCCTCCAGTTTGTTAATGTCCTTTGATCCTGTAATCAATATCCCCGTGTTGAATCATGGAGTAAGTCTTTTCATTCGCGACAATAATGTGATCAAGAACCAGGATCCCGACCCCGTTTAACAGCCGTTGAAGCTGTATTGTAGAAGCAATATCTTCCGGAGAGGGGGCGCAGGTGCCGCCCGGGTGGTTATGGCTAAGGAGGATACTGTGTGCGTTATAATTTAATGCCGTTTCCATGACCATCCTGGGATAGGCGTTGACTTCTGACAGACTGCCCTCTGAAATCTGACGCTTGCCGAGTATATTACATTTCGAATTGAGAGCGATAACATAAAACGCTTCATTCCGGCGACCTGCTAACAGTGAAAGACAGTAGTTCTCTGCTTCCCGAGAATTGCCGATCCTGTCGGGCGTTTCCATTGCGCAACGGTGCCACAGACGAACCATTGGAATGACCATACTAATCATCTGTACCCGTCCCGGCGTCATACCTGCAACCATTTCGAGCTGTTCCGGCCTGGCTTCAATAACGCCCTTTAAACTGCCGAAGGTATTAATTAAATACTGGGCCGTTTCCATGGGATCAAACGCGCCGCCCTTAACCATTGAGATCATGGTGCCGAGAGCCTGTATATCATCCATTACGTCAAATGTGTTTTCGCGTGTTACCTGCTCGCGCAGTGTTGCAAAATGCTCTTTGTTAACGTTACGGGTCCGGCGCTCAGAATCTTTAATAAAGGCGATCTGTTCAAAGTTAGTATTCATGGGGCTACCTTCCTTCCTGCCGGTTTAGGTTTTCCGGCTACCTTTGATAACTAATTATATCACGTTTTCCCTTTACTTGTCAACGTTTTTCGTTTACTATGTACAAATAAAAAGCGCCGAACCTGTTACCGGTTCAGCACTCCACCTGCTACACAAGCCCGTTATCCTGTACCCATTGGATCAACTGCCGGAGCAGTTCCCGGTCATCTTTCCGGAGGTAGCATATACCATCAGTGTTTGACGTTATCATCACCGCCGCCATGTTGGTTAGCCTGCGTATGAAATCAGCTAACCAGGTATCAAGCTTGCTTTCTTTCCCCTGTGCTTTTCGCCTGTCCTGCAATCCTTGTAAGGATTTGATAACGGCTAACACTTCCCAGGTATGTCGACTGTATACGGGCAAAAATCCCCGTTTTCTGGCTTCAGTTTCTGTCATCTCAATCATAACCCCCTTACCGTTTATTATGCCAGACGGGCGGCAGCGCATAACCTGCGCCCGCCGCCCGTCTGGATCCGTCATACCGCTACAGGTACCGGAGCCAGGTCAGCCGCCGCCGCCGCACGTTCAGCCGCCGCCGCAGCTTTTGCAGCCTGCGCCATTTTGGCGTTTTTGGCGCTCAGCTTCTCGAAGTAGAACGGACGAGTTTTTTTGTCAACCTGATAAGCCTGATACAGCGCTGCATGATCCGCCTTAAACCGGGACGAATCAAAGGAAGGCTTGACGACTTCAGCATATCGCACCTGCGATTTATCGCCCAGGAGGAGCGAGAGCCCGAGCCGGTCGCATTCTTCTTTCATTTCGTCATCAATCGCCGCCACTTGCTTTTTCAGATCCTCAATCTGTGCAAGCAGCTTCTCCCGTTTTGCAAACCTGTTATCAATCTGTTTCGCAGTCAGTGCCATAGTATTACCTTTCCTTTCTGTCGCATTATTGCGACGGTCGCGGCGCGCGGGCCGCCTGCGGCAGCCGCGCGCCTTGTTTCTTCGTTCATCTAATTATATCACACTGGCCGTCAGCTTGTCAACGTTTTTCGTTTACTTATTCGCTTATTTTCTTTCGCCTGTCCCCTGTACCGTTTCTTTCTTTGTAACACTTTTGTAACAATTTGCCGGCTGAAAATTTTTCGCCGCCTGCGGCGGCGAAAAATTGGCTGGCAGCGTTACTGTCTTTTCCTTCCATGGCTATCTCGTTTTCAAGACACAATCCTTTGATGGTTTTGCTTTCTCGGGCCTGGAGCTTCGCCTGGAATTTGTCCGTTACCATGCTTGACCTTCCGGCTTCCATTCCGGCTGCCGCCTTCATTCACGCCGGGACTGACTGATCTGTCCCGTGGCGCTTTAAGCCGCCTACGGCGGCAAGTTTGTCAGATGGGTTGTCAGCCGTGTCCGTCTCGCCTGGAGCAGCCGCTGCGCGGCCGCTCCTGGAATGGGGAATCGGTAATCTAATGAAGCACCCCAGCTGGTCCGCCGGCCTCCCGCTCCCGGCTACGCCTCCGCTCCCGGCCGGAGCCATGCCGGAGGGAAAGAGCAGCAATGAAACCGCGCGCCCCTGCGTTCCTGGGCGGGGCGCCCGTTCCGGTCGCCGGCGCGTACCGCGCCCAGGTCCGGCAAGCCGGCCCGCCGCCCTTTCCCACCCACCCACTACGCAGAGATGGCGGCTAAAGCCGCCATCAGGCGGGCCGCAAACAAGCCGATCCTTTCTTGCATAGTTGTTTCTGCGGCCCGCTGGGCGCGCGGTAAGTTGGTCTGACGGCGGCGTTCCGCCGCCTGGATAGTCCAGCGGCTGGGCTGCCTCCGGCCTGGACTTCGTCCTAGAGCTATGTCCCGCTGCGGCGGGACCAGGATATTTTTCCGCCCTGCTTTCGGCCCGGGCGGAAAAATCTCGGGATCTTATGGGGCGCAGGCAATTCGTTTGTTTCGCTGCTATCGCCGTGGCGCCTGCGCCGGCGGAAGCAATCCCGCGAGCGGGATTGCCTTGATTTCCCTGTTCACTTCCGACACAATCGCCCAGGCAAACACGCCGTCGCATAAGGCTGGGTATGCGCATGGCGGCTTTATTCACAGCCAGGCCGTCGGCGGTACCGGGCACCTTCCAGCAGACTCTCTCGTTCGGAGCCGCGGGTGCCCCACCGCCGTCCCGGCTACAAAGCCACTCATGCGCCT